CTGAATGATTTATGTAGGCAGTGTTGCCATAACCTTGCAGTTGCAATAAACCTGTTCCTTGAGTAGAATTTTGACTTGCAATGATTCCATCAACGTGCAATTTTTCTGATGGTGATGAAGTTCCGATTCCAACCTTATTATTAAATATTGCCGTACCAGCGTCTGACATATCAAGGGTTAGGGCAGTAATAGTAGAACCACCATCAATACCTTTGAAAACAATATCTTTGTCATCTATTCTGGACATGATTGAAAAGTTACTACTTGAGTTACCTAAAGAACCAATAAAGTCACTTCCATCACGAAACTGCCAACCACCACCATCAGCATTGAAAACAATACCCCCTACTGCATCAATGGTAAAATCACCTGACCCACTTTCAGTTAAAGTTGTTGCATTACTGCCATCACCTGTAATTGATACAGCACCATTTACCTGTAATGCACTTGATGGCGAAGTTGTTCCAATTCCAACATTTCCATCTGGTGATATTCTCATATGTTCAGCATCAGTTTCACCGAACGCTATTGGATCGCCCACAGTTGATCTTATTTGAAAAGCACCGCCATTATAATTAATGTAACCTTTATCAGTGTTTGCACTTCTCTCAATAACTAAGCCTTGAGCTACGCTGTTATCTACAGAAGTTTTTATGTGTAATACACTATCAGGTTCAGAACTAGTTCCTAATGCCAAATGTCCAGAACTAGTCATTTTAGCTATTTGACTACTAGAATTTCTGTAAGCTAATCCTGTTGCTAGTTCTACTGTGCCATTTGTGCCATTACTATAAATCTGTAAATCTAAACCTGCTCCCATTTTGATTCTTCCAGAATCAGCAAATATTGCATCATGGTTAAATGTAGCTGTACCAGCGTCTGACATATCAAGGGTAAGAGCAGTTATTATGCTACCACCATCATTGCCTTGAAAAATCATGTCTCCGTCAGCAGTATTCGTGCGAAAAATTACAGAGTTCGGAGAGGTATCAAGGTCAATTAAGAGTTGTTGCGTTCCTGCATCCTTAAACCTAAAGTCTCCACCATCGGCATCAAAAGTAATATCTCCTCCTACATCAATTGTTAAATCACTCGCATGTGCTAGTGAACCTGTTAGCGTTACTGTATCTCCAGAAGCATCACCTAAAAAAGTCTGACCTGAAACAAAAGCATTACCATTGACATGAAGCGTTTGTGCTGGAGATGTAGTTCCAATTCCAACATTTCCAGAAGTATCAAAATTTAATGCGTTTGTAAAACTACCAGAGCCATGGTTATATCCAATAAAACCATAGTTTGCATCTGCATCTAATCCTGCAAACATATAACGAATAGCACTGTTTCCGCTATCTCTTCCTATAATTCTTATTGATGGATCATCTATACTTGAATTATTATCTCCAAATATTGCTTGAACATCTGTGCTTGATTTAGCTACATGCAAAGGAGCATTTGTTGCACTGGCGGTAGCTGTATCTCCCATCTTAACTCTATTATTAGTAGCATCTACAAATAGGGTATTGGTGTCAACAGTCAAGCCATCAGCAGTCACTGTGCCTGTAACATCTATTCCAGTTGAAGTAGTAGCTAGTTTCTCAGAGCCATAATGATATAAAATGGCTGCACCAGTGTCTCCTTTTGCTCTGAAATAATCAGCAACACCCCCAGAACCATCATCTGATTTGATTATGACTTGCCTATCGTCAGAATCATTTTGAATTATTAAACTATTTGTTATGTTTTGAATATAACTATTTGCTCCATCATGGTAAATTTTTAAATCTCCACTTGCTCCAAAAAAAGCTGTGCCATTATCAACAAGCCCTATATCTCCACCAAAAAGGGCTTTACCTGCATTTGAACCATCAAGGGTCAACGCTGTGGTATCTAAAGCACTGGCATCAGAAGTTCTAAATACTATGTCTGCATCTACTGTGTTGTGATCTATGTAAGCAGTACCAGAAGATTTAAACCTTAAATTGTTTTCTGCAAATATACTATCGTTAGTACCAACCAACACTTGATTTGAAACATCAGCAGTTCCTGTAACGTCTATTCCATCTGAGGTTGTAGATAGTTTTGCAACATTGTTATAATAAAGTGAAACTGCATTGTCAGGAACTGTATTTATCATTACTTCGCCTGTTGTCGAAGCAAGAACAATTTGACTACTATTAATAAATAGACCACCTGTACCAGTATCTTTTATATAACTATTACTACCATCATGATAGATTTGTAGATCAGACCCTGCTCCGAATACTGCTTTGTCGTTATCGCCAAAATTAATATCTGCAGAGGTAGTCATGCCATCTGTTGTTATTACACCAGTAACATCTATTCCAGTTGAGGTTGTTGAAAGTTTTACACTATTATTATGATATAGATTTACTTCACCATCATCAGCAGTATTAATAAAAACTTCACTACCACCAGCTTTCATTAACCAAATATTGTTAGAGCCTTCTATTATTAAGTCACCTGTACCACTATCTTTTATATAAGAATTACTACCATCATGGTAAATTTCAAGATCATTACCAGTACCAAAGATGGCTTTTTTATTATCGTCAAAGTTTGCCGAATTAAATCTGACATCTATTTCTGTACCAGTAGCACTAAAGATAGCATCAAGCGTATCGAGATCAGTATTTATAGAATTACCCCAAGTATCTTCAGCTGCACCTGGCTCTGGTTTAATTAAATTTAAATTCGTTGTGTTTGTATCAGCCATAAAATTCTCTTATTAAGCGGCATCTTGTTTGCCTAAATTTGTCCATGTAGTTGTTGGGTTTGCTTGTTCTGACCATGTTGCATCAGTTACAGATTCATCTGTCCAAGTGCCAGCAGTTACTACATCGTCTGTCCATTTTAAGCCACCTAAAGAGTTAAAGCCACTTGTTTCAGCAATGGTTAATTCAATCTTATAAGTTACTCCAGCTAGGGCATCAAAGCCTGAAGTAGCAGCAATAGTAGAAATACCCAGATGTTTATAACGACCAACAGCAGCAAAATCTGAAGTTGCTGCAATGGTTACTGAAGCTTGATCTATTTGATGACCGATAGCATTAAAACCAGATACAGCTTGGATAGTAGCTGATGCTCGATCAATTTGTGTGCCAATAACATTAAAACCACTAACCGCAGCTATTGTTACTGAACCAGCAACAATTATTACAGAAGAGCCACTAGCACTACTAACAGCAGCTATAGTCGTTTCTGCTTGAAAGGATAAGTTGTTATATTTGGATCTACCGTAGTAACCCTGATTATAGCCGATACTGGCCATGTTCTTATGCCAGAGTTATATCTAAATCGCCAGCGTTGAATCTAAAAACATCACCTGTGCTAACTACTTTAGAAGAATCTAAATTAGCGTATGCTAATAAATTACCAGATGAAGAAGCATCAAAAACACCTACTGCTACTACTGTTCCATAGTTGCCTGTAGCTGTTGGGTATTCTATTGCTGAACCATTGGTTGCTGTTGTTGGGTTTGTACCCGAAACTGTAAAAGCAGCAGTTTTTCTAACATAGCCACCACCAGAAACTTCTGTACCGCCACCTGTGTCAGATGGAGCTACGGTAAATAAAGCCGCATATAAAGTTGATGGTGCTGTATAAGCACTGTTTTCAAATACGTGTTCTAAAACTTTGTTTTCTAAATAATCACTAAACCCAGCCATAATAACCTCTAAATTCTATTGCATATAGTATATATTTTTTTTCGACCTTCCGTAAGTTCTTCTTCTTTGCATTAAAGAACCTTTAGCAAATTCTGCTTTTTCTTGTTGCATCCTCATTTCTTCTAAAGCCTTTTCAAACTGTTGCGTAAATAAAGGTACTCTTTCATCTTCCATTAAAAATATAGAAGCGTGTTTTAAAGCACCATATAAATAAACATCAGGGTGAGTAGTAGCAACAAAGTTAGTTGTATTACTATCACTCAAAGCATCTATAGAAGCATAATAAGTTAGTTGCAAAGTATAGCTTTGATCGGGTGTTGGTGCTAATTCTAAAGTGTTATCTACAATAGAAAAATAAACTGGTTGTCCAGCAGCATTATTATTTGCTTGTCTATATATATCTAATGATTCAATAGATTGTTGCATTAATGGACGATAATCATTGCTAGTAATTTCTATGTTAATAGCTTCTAACCAATCAGTTGGTAAACTTAAATATTGATTTTCCGCAGTAGCTGTAGCTCTTTTAATCATATCAGCAGTTCTTAATCTTCTATTTAACTCTGCTTCTGTATTGTCAATAAAAGTATCAAGATTACTTGTTAAATCTGATCTGTTTAAAAAACTTGCAATCTGTGTTTTTAATTCTGCGTAAGTCATACTTTACCTGGCCATGTTCTAAATAATTTATTGTCTGGGTCATTTAACCATCGTTTCCATTTGGCTTTATCATGTACCCAACCTTCGCGCATTGCTTGTTGATATATTACCATAGGTACTTCTGCAACATGACGTAATTCTTTACTTGATGCAGTGGTTTCTTTAATTCTTTTAACGTGATCTAAAACGGGTTGGACGTTTTGTGAAGTGTGATAAATGTTTTTATTATCTTCAGTAATAAACTCACTTACTAAATTTGTTTTTGTATCTATAACTGTTCTTCTTGTCATTTTTTAAAAAAAAAGAGGGGTAAATTAATACCCCTCTAATTTTATACTTATGAAGTAGATAAGTCAGCAGCTATTCCATGAGCTTTTTCATTACTCATTTCTAAACCGAACTCAACTACGAGCATTTTAGTTTCTGCATCACCTATTGTAGAAATATCGACAGTTTCGAAATCTCTTAAGTAAGCAACTTTTGCATAGTCAGGATCAACAAATAAAGCTGATCTGCTTCTAGAGAAGTTTGAAGGAACTACTTTTAGTTCTCCAAAGTCACCAGAATAAATTGCAACTGAAGCTTCAATAGTTTGAGCATCAATGTTTTGTCTAGCTTGTGATCTACCAGTAAAGCCAGAAACAACACCTTTCACGTGTGGGCCAACGATTAACATTGAAGGCTCTCCACCATTAGTGAAAGCAGATTGTTGTACTGATTTTAAGATAGTTTCAGTAAACGCACGTTGAGTACCGTCAGTTGGAGCAGCACCGTTACCAGCACCTGCACCATTAGTACCACGAGAAACATTAGTTTCTGTCCAAGTTTCAAAACCACCAGTCTGTCTAGCAGTTGTAGCGTTACCAGCATTTTTGGCAACTTTACTACATAGAGCAGTTTCCATATCTCTTTTCAGAGCTTTAGCCATGATAGCTAACTGGTGAGCCATTTCTGATCTCTTACCAGCTGGATCTGATGCTTGTTGTGAACCAGTTACAGTCGCATCTCTGCTGCTGATTTGACAAATGTTACTTTCTCTAACAGTTGCAGTAGAAGCTGAACGAGAAAGTTCAAAACCTTCTAATTCACCAGTTCCACTTGCAGTTGGAAGAGCTTCAGTTTGCCAATCAAACTGTACGTTTTTTACATTACTTTTGCCTATAGAACTCATAAAGGGAGTCGTAGATGGAGAAATATTATAGATTACATCTGATAACGATTCTCTATCACTTGTCGCAGTATAAGTATCGAAAGCGTTAGTTACTTTAGCCATTTTCTATACTCCTTTGGCTTGCGCCAAAATTAAATTAATTGTTCAAATACTTTAGCTGCATCTGTAGTTTTTCCAGATTTAGCTAATTTTTGACGCGCTTTCTTTGCAGGAGTTGTCGTTTTGACTTTGGCTACTGAGCCAGGTTTAGCAACACGAGCTGGTGCTTTTTGAGTTGGCTTTTTCTTAGTTGCTTCAACTGTTCGGTTGTTCAACCAAGCTTGCCTAAACCCTAGCAATGCTCTGTAGTCGTAAACTTGATCCATTTCTTGAGGGGTGTACCCTAAAACATTAATCGCATAATCTCTGATCTCAGCTTTTTCTTGCTGTGCAACTTCTGGCTTTTGCCATTCAGGAATCACTTCTAAAAGTTTTTGATTACCAAACTCAATAAATTCTTTGAGTTGGTTCTGTTGTTGCTCAAGTTTTTCTTTTTCAAGTCTTTCTTGTTCTGCACTAACAGATGTCAAACGCTCTTTCTTTTCATCCCAAAGTTGCTTTTCACGTACATATGCGATTGGATCATCTTCATACAACTTGTTCCAATCTGGTTCGTTTGCCAGGTCGCCATTTAAAGCGGCTTCCATCTTTGGCAACAACTGTTCGTAAATCGCATCTCGCTCGTCAATCTCTTTCTGTCTTTGTTCTACAAGTTTTGCTTGTTCCGCTAACTTTTGAGTTTTTCGAGTATAATCTTGCTGACGAGAATATCCGCTTTGGAGTTCGTCCAACGTGACCTCTTGTTCTATACCATCAATTTTGATTGTATAAGCAACAGGTTGTTCTAGTTCTTCCTCAACTTCTGTTTGTTCTTCATCACTTTCAGAATCTTCTTCATCCTCTTCAATCTCTTCTTCCGCTTCAGATTCCTCTTCCACTTCTTCTTCAATTAAATCTTCTGCTAAAGATTCTTCCTCAAGAGGTTCTTCTACCTCTTCTATTGTTTCTTCGTTGACTGGCTCTTCTACCTTATCCTCTTCAGGGGTTAAGAAACCTTCAAAAGAAGAAACCGCTGTTTCTAATTCTGATTGTAAAGCAGTCGGTTTTCCGTTATTGCTCATAATTACTCCTTATTTATTAGAGTATTCTATAACATATATGGGGGAAATAGGAAGGTTTATGCTATTTTTCTTATGCGGTCTATATTAGCTTTAGTAAGCTTACCTTTTTCAATAAAGATCCTAAGATGTTTTTCTATTTCTGGAAGTAGTAAAGCTGACTTATGAAAAGCTTCACGTAATTGTTGTTCGTCTGGAGAGTTGCTTTGCAACCAACGAGTTATGTACTCGTCTTTTAAATGTGCAAAAGCTTCTTTTAAAACATCACTATTTAAAATAGTTTCTGCTTCATGGGCTTTTAATATATCTTCTTGTGAAGCCATTAACCGCTAATTAGTTTGTCTATCTTACCGTTTAAAATTTCTAACCTATCTAATACTCTTTCCATATCTTGATTTAGTTCTTCTTTAGTTACGTACTTAGAAGCTACTTCTTCTCTAGTTTTATTTATCAGTATATCAATTCTTTTCAACTCTTGCGCATTTATCCTAATAGAATTAAATATTGGCGCAATTATTAACGTAATTATAATGTTCCAAATTATGTAAGGTGAAAATTCCATTTAATAGCTCCACACTGTTGGCCTTACTTTGCCGTTACTTAAAGAAGCAATATCTAAATGTATAAATCTATCATTACCTTTTTGCTTCACACCAATACCAGTAAATCCACAATCACTAGCATTAGTTATAATTTTATATGCTTTGTCACCACGACACAATATATCTACTGCAATACCTTGAGTATGTGTGCCAGAAGTATCTTTTTTTATTTCCGCAGGGTGTTCAGAACAACGATAGCCAGAAGTTATGACAAAAGAAAAATCTAAATAAGTTCTTAACTCTTGTAATTTATCTAGTAATTCTTTTTTTATTTTGTTTTTACCACAATGACTGCAAGCAAATTCATCAGCACTAAAATTAGGATAATCAGACCAGTCTAATTTTCCAAAACCAAACATTACTTTGCGTGGACGTTTTTAGTTTTTTCGAAGCTGCGTAAGCCCGACATGCCAAGCATAGCCATTAAAATAGTGCTGAGTTGTGCAAAGTCAAAGTCAGGTAGTTCTACTTGAATACCTGTCGCAGTTAAAATTGTTATAAGTAATGGTTGTATAACAAAGTGATATGCCATTGCTACACCACACGTCCAACCTACAAAAGGTCGCCAAGAGTTTTGAAACCAATTAGTTGATTTAGCATCTTCTTTTAATAATTCTATTTGTGCAAGATTAGCTTCGTGAAATAAAGTTTTTAATTCGTGATCTAACTTAGCTTGTAAGTCTTTATCTTTAACAAACTTATTAACTATCTTGGAGACAGGATTGATTAACTTATCAATCATTTTTTAGTTTTCTTAGTTTTCTTAGTTTTCTTTTTAGTTTTTTTACCGTAATTATATTTCATTATGCTCTCCTTGTTTTCTTAGCTTTCTTAGGTTTTTTAGCAGTTTTAGCTGCTTTTTTAAATGCTTCATCAGTAGGTGCGCCTTTGCTACCTACCTTACGCATTTTTTCTTTAGATCCAGCTTTAATTCTTTTTCTTTTTTTTTGTATGTTTGCGTATAGTCCTTGTTTTGGCATTACTTTCCCCAGTATGATTTTGCTTTGGTTTTAGATTTATTATTTAATTCACCGTAGTGAAATAATTTTTGACTTGTTTTAGTATGCTTTGCACCAGAATGTAAAGAACCATCTGGCATTTTGTGCGCACCGCCTTTGTGTAAAGTTCCATCTTTTTTGTAATGATTAACACCTTTCATAATTTTACCATTTTACCTTATTTGCCCAATAAGCGGCAGACATTTTACCTTTAGCAATATTTTTTGCATGACGAGCTTTAAATGATTTAGCTCGTTTAGTCATGGTTTTATCGCCTGTTTTGCCTTGCTGACCAAAACGAATTGTTTTAATTTTGTCACCAGATTTGGCAACCACCACATGAGACTTGGTTTTGTGACCTGGTGTTCTTTTTGGTTTGTTATAACCTGAGACACCAGCACGTTTTAATCTTGAATCTTTCACTGAATAGTTTTCTCCTCGCAATGTATGATTTCAGAATCTTTATCAATGTCACTATCGTAAACAATTTTCATAATTGCTATAGCCTGTTCCATTGATTTAGCTTTTATGTCGCTACCAATATATACGTAATCGCCTTTTAAAATCTCCAAATCATATAACTTATTCAACGATTCCGTCATTTTTAAATAATCCTTGTGCATTAATTTTAGCTGCTTCTCTAATCATTTCACGATCTCTTTCCATAATAGCATTGATCTCAGCAATATTAACTTGCGTACCATACTTGGCTTGTAGTTCAGCAGATTTCAAACGAATCTGAGCTTCTTCAATATCTCTAGTACGATCATCGTCCATAATTATTTTCATACGATCAGTTTCTGCATCAATAATAGATTTTTGTGCTGAGACTTGAGCTTTCTGCATTTCTGCTTGCGCTAACATTTCTTCAGCCGATGGGCCTTGCGGTTGTTGTGGTGGCATAGGCGGTACTTGTGGGGTAACAAAGTTTGACGCATCTTTAAAGCCAGCCATTTCAATTGTTCTAGTTAAAGTATTAGCATACTGTTGTAGTGTGACTAATGGATTGTTCGGGCCTAGGGTTTGTAGTATTTGTTCTTGTTTACCAGCTAGTTGAGAAAGCATAGACATTTTTTCATCATCGTTAGTTTTACTTAAACCAACATTAACCACCATGTCTTTATCAGCATCCCAATATCTAGGATCAACTGGAATAAATTCATTGTCTAAACGAAATACATCTTCAGCATCTTGATGTTTAATAATTAAATTATTAACCAATTTAAATAAATCTTTCATACCGCCTTCAGCAAAGTGACGACAGATTAATTCTATTCTGCCTTGCGCACCTGACATAGTTGCAGTTACTGCGGCACTGGTAGAACTTTGTAAGGCTTCAGCATTTAACCCAGCTGATGCTTTAGAAACACCAGTACGGTTTTCTTTGGATTCGTCTAAATAACTTAAAATAGGAAAAGCTTCTTTACCAGCAAACGGAATAGTAAACGGTTGCACCATCCCTGGTGAACGCATCCTAATAGGTTGTCCAATATCCGTATTAAGTACGTCATCAATATTAACTTGCCCTTCAACAATACCCATACGTGGGAAAATAGCATGACCTAATGAATCTAAAGTATCACGCATAATTTGTGATTTAGCTGCTTGAATAGGTTTTAAATAATCCGCAGGACATGAACCAATAGCTGTATGTGGTTCAGGATCTGGACAGAAAGAAATAATTGGTAACTCATCAAACGGTTGCATATCCATAATATGTAAACCTTCACCAACCGTACAAACTCTAACTCTTTCGTCTATACCATCTTCATCCAAGTCATAAAATAAATAATGTTCAATGTATAAAACATCTTTTGAACCTGTATCTGCACGATCAGGATAAACAATGTCATCAAATGGGTTTCTAGCTATTTGCTCTTCAAACGCTTCAACATCAACAGCGGAACTACCATAACCTGCGTGTTGAGATATTTCTTCCCTGTCATAGCCCATAGCAACTAAGTCAGAAACCGTTTTAACCATACGGTGAGCAACATAACTAGATTCTTCTAAACTTCGAGCATGACGAGCAATTAATACTTCTTCAGGTGGTATAGCTTCAATACATACTTGATTTTTTTGTTTAATTCTTCTGATTGTTAAGTCATAACTAGCAGGACTTTCTTGAGTAATCTCTTCATTAGTCATTGGATCAATCATTGTCATGGTACTCATTTCTACCGACTCAGAAACTATCTCAACATTTTCATCCATAATTAAAGCTTGGTATTGAGCAGGATCAATATTGGTATATTCGTGGGTTGAAGAAGAAATAGAGTCATCCCAAAAAGCTTTAACATAACCAGCTTTTCTAACTAAGGCATCTTTAAAAACATCATATAAAATTTTAAAACCAGGGTTTTTTTCTTGTACCACATAATTAATATAATTAGTTTGTTGTTCAGCAACTGGAATATCTTCTGCACCGTTAGGTACAAACTCAACTATTTTTTTTGTGCCAAAAAAAGTACGCATGATAGATGGCAACATAAATAAAATTGTGTCGCGCACATCGGTAGAAACAAATCTTGATTGTAAAGTGCTAGTTTCTTCTGGTTCGTTACCTAAATAATATTCTGTAGATTCAGCACGCTCTTCACCAACTTGACTAATAAAATCTTTGGCATCGTCCATTTCTGATCTTAGGACGGATTCTAAATTTAATATCTTGGTTTGTTCCGCAGCTTCTTCTTTTTTGTCTTTTGCAGATTTTTTGTACTTAGCCATAAATTATCCTACTCGTAGTATTCTTGATTTCAGAGGTTTCTTGAAATTATAACCTAAATAGTTCACGCTTCCACCAAAACTTGCAGCACTACTCGCCATAGTCAACGCTAGTGCATCAGCTTTGTCAGGTGATTTAATACCACGCTTACGCATTTCTTCTTTGCTTTCTAGTTTTATTTTTCCAGTTGACGTATATTTGTATGAAGGCGCAGCTAATTCAGAAACAAGCTCATCATCATTAGGAAGTCTGCAATCACGCTGCGCCAACCAATCCTTGATAGCAAACCAGAGTTCGGCACGTAAATTTAAATAATTATTTTTTGTGGATGGTGACTCGGCAACATTGATCCCACGCACGGGAAGATTTTGCTCACTGAGTCTATCAACTACTCCTGAACCTAAACCAATAACATCAATTAATATTTCTTGTGGACGTTCTAAAGCGGTGCAGTCATCGTATTTATTTTTTACCGCACCACACAATTGCATTAGATCCATAGAGTTAAATGTTTGTATATCTAAAACAGTGTTACCTTGACGAATACATAAAGCTGAGTTGTCACCACCATAACGTGCGACATCTAAACCCCAAACAATAGGCTCACTAGCAGTTAGTGTGACATCACGATCAATAGCAGCTTTAATTAAATCCATTGGAATAACGGTGTCATCGTCCGCACGGGGGAACTCACCCATAACTTCTACTCTCGCAACGGTAGAATCTTCACCATATTGCTCTAACATTTTTTGAAATAAATCTTTATCAGTGCCTTCAACAGTACGTGAATCTATTTGAATATTTTTCCAGTATGCACGCTTGCTATTAAAACAGTCGTAGAAAGGCCCAGTATTACGTCTAGGGTTAGAAAAGCAGAACCAATAACGGTCAGTTGTAGGTTCGGAGAAAAACCCCTCAGAAACGCTGTAAATCGGTGCTGGAATACCTGAAGCTTCATCCATGATTAAACAAACACCATAGTTACTGTGAATACCAGCAAAAGCATCTGGATTTTCTTCACTCCATAATTGTGCTTGAGCGTAGTAATAACCAGTGTCTATTTTTAAATCTCTTTTAAGAGCTTCATCAAACCATTTAGCTGGTCTAATTGTGGTTGCAGTTTTATCCCACCAATGACTATTTATAGCTAGGGTCATCCACTTACCTAGTTCCGCCCATGTTCTTGAACGTAATTGGCTCTCGGTGTTAGCGGTAATAATAATAGTTGAGCCAAGTCTAGTTGAGAGCATCCATAAGACTAGCCAGGCTACTAAAGCTGATTTACCAATACCACGACCAGAAGCAACTGCCATCCTAAACATTTCTGGCATAGTGATACTTTGGTTTCTTTGAATGTGTATTGTAATTTCTCGCAAAATTTTTTCTTGCCACTTTCTTGGGCCAGAGAAATGTTCGAGGGGGGTGTCCTTCATTCCCCAAGGAAAGCAAAACTTGACGAAATTTAATGGGTCGTCTTTAACATTAATTGACCATAGTTCGGTCATTAGTTGTTTCTCTTGTTCTGCTCCGTACTTCATTTTGTTTTTCTCCTTTAAAAAAAATTAAAAAAATTTAGTTCATTAGTTATATATATAACGCTACCACTCGCGAAAAAAAAGGGGGGTCATTTGGTTATTTTTGCCTGGAAAAATCATAGATCTTATTTAACGTGTGAACGTGCGAAAGATTGGCCA